GAGGCGATGTGAAACCAGTTGCGAATGCCCGCGCTTATCTGCTCCGTCCAAGTCGCTCCCGAATTTGTCGAAGTATAGATTGCGCCACCAAATAATGCAGCGCACAGTCTTGTTCCGTTTGCCGACGATGCAACTGTGACGCGAGAGCCAATCGGAATTTGATTTGGCACTCGCGCCGTCCAGGTTACCCCCGAATCTGTCGAAGTGTAAATCTGGCCCAAAACTCCCTCGTCTTGTCCCGCAGTAGCCGCTATAAGCTTGGTTCCGTCAGCAGATGAGGCAACAGAAATCCATGGTCGATCAGCATCTGTTATTCGTGCTGTCCAGGTCACGCCTGAATCCGTCGAAGTGTAAATCTTGCCGTCACCCACCACTGCCACAAGCCGTGAGCCGTCTGACGACGAGGCGACACCTATCCAAGGCCGTGAGCTTTCTCTTTCCGTCCAAGTCACCCCCGAATCTGTCGAGGTGTAAATTTGGCCTGCATACACCACCGCGCAAAGCTTCGAGCCGTCCGCTGACGAAGCAACGGCACTCCACTGGCGGTTGCTTTCTCTCGCCGTCCACGTCACTCCCGAGTCTGTTGAGGTGTGGATTTGCTCCCCATAAGTTAATGCAACTATTTTTGAACCGTCCGAAGACGAAGCAATTTCCTTCCAAACGCGGTTTTGTTCTCGCGCTGTCCAGGTTACGCCCGAATCTGTCGAAGTAAAAATCTGGCCGCTTTGTACTGCGGCAACAAGTTTCGTGCCGTCAGACGAAGATGCAACCGCCACCCAGTTCCGGTTGCTTTCGCGGGCTGTCCACGATAAATCGGTTACCTCCCCATCGCCCGCAGCGTTGACAAGTTCGTAACCAGTCTCGTCAGCTTTCACGGCCAGCAATTTGCCGCCCGCGCCTGTCAAACTTAGCTCTGCCAGCGAGGTAAGCTCTGCGTCGAGCGGCTGCTTGGTCGCCAATAGACCAAGAAGCAGGCTTTCGTCAACATCTTCGGGCAAGCTGGCTTCCGTGGTCAAAACCTCGTTGCTGATGGTAATTGGAGCTTGGAAAGTGAACTGCTCCTCGCCTGCGCCTTGGATTAACTCAACTTCAAAGGTCTGGCTGATTTCGTCGCCCGTGGCGGCATCAAGCGCAGCCACCATTTGCTCGGTGAAGATGTTAAGGACTCCTTCAAAACAGTAGTCGTCGTTATTCCAAGTCAGCGATTGCGCGGCCAAAATATCCCCACCGGGATCGCCAATGCCGACGCGACAAGAGTAGCCTTCTAGCTCCTCAATCTCCGCTGGCGATCCCAACCCGCCGTTAGGCGTGGGCGAGAGGAAGAAAATTCTTAGCGACAACTTCGATTCCCTAAACCCCTTCGGCAGTTGGTAGGACGATAGGTTTTTCTCTGACTGAACGAAAGCCCCGGTCTGATTGGAGGGGCGAAGATTAATGTAAAGGTCGCGTGAGGCCATAATGTTAAAGAATTAAATTCTTGGATAGGAAAAGCCAGAGGCGCGATGGATTCCCGCTTCGTCGTCTAGCACAGTCTCCCAACCGTTGACTTGTGCTTCAGAAACCCACTTGCGAGCGTCAATGTTTAAGTCAATATAAATTCCGCCATCGCCTACGTTTTCCAGCAAAGCAACATGGATCGTCGAAGGATTAGCCGGATCCCAACCGCCGCCCAAATTTACCGCAGGCACGATGTAAGGAGGCCACACAACTTCCAACAGTGGCGACTGATTCAAGGGCGTTTCTCGCGGCAAACCGGTCATAGAATCAGTGGTCAAATAAACATCTCTTGCAGGCGCGTAAATCAGTCGTAAACGGCTTTGCATCCCACCAGCAAATCCGTCCACGCTTCTAAAATCAGGATAGGTGGTGGTTCGCATCAAATAATCTTGCGTGAACCAATACAGCCAAGCCGGATCATGCGGTGTGCCTTGCCCAGTGCTGTAAGCTGAAATGATTGCGGCGTCGTATTCGTGATATCCGGACACATTAAGATCGGGCGGTTTCATCACTGAAACGACTTCGCCGTTGTAAAGCTCTACCGTCAAACTGTTTGGCTCGACGGAAAGCACCTGCCCAAAACTTATCTCAGAGCCGCCGCCGCCGCCGCTTGCTTTTCTAGGCAAACGCACCGAACGAACCACTCCGCGAGTCGTGTGTTGCACGGTTTCGCCGGGTGAACTTATCGGGCGAAGGGAGTTGATGGCATCCGTCAACCGGTCAAACTCCTGGCCGATTTTGCCGCCGAAAATAGATTTGGTGAGCGGGAAGTTCATCACGCTATGCGCTCGTATATGGGCGAGATGCGGTCGCCATGCCACCACTCTTGCTCCAGCGACCACTTGCCGTTGCTTTGCTGCTGCTTGGTTCCGTTGCGGGCCAGCCACTCGCCGCCTGCTGGCATTTCGGATTGCACGCCTGCTGGTGGGGCAAAGGCCGCAATTAACTGAGCGCGGGAATAGACCTTGTTGGCCGAGGCCAGAAAAGTGTACGCCGAGTCAAAGGCAGAGATAACCCGCGTGCGACGGAGGACAATATTCGAGATAGCAAAAGAGGTTTTTCCGGTGTTGATTAGATCAACAAACGCGACGCCTTCCGTCGAGGTAACAAACGTGAGCAATGTTTCCCGAGTCATGTCACCGGCCATAAACATCTGAATCGCAGTTTTCTCTCCGCTGGCAAGGTCGTCAAAATAATCGCTTTCTAGGACGCTTTGCTCGAGTTCGTTAGATTGTACCGACCAAGTAGTAATGATTTGCGGCTCCGCAGAACTTGAAGCTCCGTCTTGCGCGTTGGCATAAGACACTTCAACCACCGCCAGCGGCCCTTCGTCGGGGATAATCCGAATGTTTGAACCGTCGATTAACAGCGTCGGCACAAACGCATTGACCGCTTCTTTTGTGCCGCGAAAACGCCGCGTCGTTTTCCAGCCGTCGCGCACGCTCCACACGCGCTCGGCCTCTAGCTCGACCACTTGATTGTCGCCGATTGAAATCATGTGAGTACGCCAGCGGTTTGCGTGCTGGCTAGTGCGGATTGCGCTCCGAATTTCGCAGTGTCTTTGGTATTCTTGGCGATCTCTTTGAGGAGATTCTCACCGGCTGGCTGCGCGGATTTTCCAAATGAAAAGCCGATGCGTTCCAAACTGTTGACCAGCGGATCGGCAACCTTGAAGCTGGCCGCAACTTCTGTTTCGGGTTTTTCCGGTTTTAGTTGAGCCTCGGCGTCGAGCAGTTTTTGCTTGGCCTCTAGCATTGCCACATTCTCCATGGTGCTATCTCGGCCTGCTGCTTCTGCTCCCAGAAAATTTGCCTCTGCCCCCATGAACCTGGCTCTCAGCTTGAGTATCTTTTCCTCCAGCTTGAGGCGTCGTTCAGCTTCGGGCAAAGCTCGGTCTTCTTTGTCCGCCACGGCGTCGCGGAGCTTCTGAATCTTCTCCTTGCCTCGCGCAATGGCGGCGGCGTTGTCGGGCGCGGCGTTTTGTGCGGCACTGCGGGCGGCCCGTGCCTCTGCCTGAGCGCGCCTTTGATCTTCGCGCTGTTGCGTCATTGCAACGCTAGTTTCGTTTGGCTCGGTGAACTGCCGGTAAAGCTCGCTCCAGCTCGCCGTCGGGTTAAATGGGTTTTCACGTACAACTTTTGAAAGTTTGGAAAGGTCGAGCGTGGCAAGCTGAGAACCAAGGATGCGAATGGCAAAAATCGCGTCGTCGGCCATTTCGGACAAAAAGACAATTGCAGGCGCAAGAGCTGATCGGAGCGTCATCGCCAGCGCACTCAGTTTGTCGCCCGACTCGTCAATGGCTGCAATGTCATCCGCTGAGATGATGGGCGCATCTGCGCCGGTTCCCTCCAATCCGGCCTTGAAGGTTGGAATAAGCGCACCCGCGCCGCCGCCGCCAACGTCACGCAACGCAGGCAGTAGTGATTGTGCGTTTCCGGCTTGCACGGTGCGGCCAATGATCTTGATCAACTCATCCAGCCGTCGATTTTTTAGGTCGTCCATCGAAACGCCTAGGCGAGCAAATGATTCGACCATTTTCTCGTTGCCTTCCAAAGCTTCCTCGCGGGCAACAGAAAGTTTTTCTAAAAAGCCGGTCATGGTTTCAAGGTTTGTTCCCGAAAGTCGCGCAGCGTAGTCCATCCTTTGAAGCTCGTCGGTGGATATGCCAAGTCGGTCGCTCAAATCTGTGATTTGACCGGCGTAGTTTAGGACTGCCTTGCCCGCCGTCACCACCGCCGCCACAGAAAACGCTCTTGCTAGTTGCCCTTTAAGTTCTGAGCTAATGCTTTTGCCCAGCCCCTTGGCGGCTGACTCTGCCTGCTTGACGCCCGCTTGAAAGCCGGACGAGTCCAAGCCCAACCGCGCTAAAATGGACATGAAGGCCATGCTAGTTTAGGCGGTTGTTGAGGCTATGCTCTAGCTCCACGAGTTTGGCACGCATGGCTTCGTCGTCGGTGGTGTCACAGATTTTACAGTTCCCCTCCATGGCGTGGCTGGTGAAATAATCCCAGAGGCACAAGCCCCAAGGCCGGTCAAGCAGTTCGGCCTCAGAAAAATTCAGCTTGGTCATCAAATAAACCTTAACGGTTTGCACCAGCGGAACGTGCAAGGGATCGTTGCTTTTCTTGTCTTGCGGCACAGAGAAGATGGGGAACGAACTGCCAGCGCGGATGTACTCAACGAACTGCTCTGCGGCTTGCGCTGGGGAAAAACCAAGCTCCGGTTTGCGCCCGCCCCACCAATAACGGGGCTGCAAACTGCGTTGCCACTTGCCGACCAGACTTGGCAGCTTGGGATTGTCCATGTCGCGCAGGGCTTCAGCGTAAGTTTGCGAGCAAATGACAATCCCTTGGATTACATCTTCCAATGCCGGACGACCGCCCATTACAAAGGCGTTTTCAAAGCGCGACAGCAACAGAACGTGGCCGAGCGAATAAGGGCGAAGCCGAATGCCCAAGACGCTGACCGGGGTTGGTATCGCGGCCAAATAAAAGTCCGCGCCCATTTGAAACAATTAGGAGAGGTCGATGCCTTCCAACTTCTCTAGCGTAAGCGAAAATGACACCACGCCATCAACTCGCTCGTTGATCGATGCCGCCGTGACCATGTAAGAGCTATTAGTCGAGGCCGCATGAGATCCTGCGACGGTAACGGTTGTGCCGATAGCGGGCAAAGTTGCAGCAGCGGTAGGCAGGATTTCAACGGTTAGGGTAGTCTTGAAATTGTAATAGACCACGTTGACTACCTTGCCGTCCGCGCCTCGGTTGTCGGCACGCTCGGCCTCGTCGCTCCGCTGAATGCTCTGGACAATCCCTCCGACCACGCCCGTGCCGGTTACGGCTGCATCCGCGTGAATGCCCCAAGTAAGTGATGTGCCTTTTTGAACGCTCATAAGATAGAATAAAGTTGCTTATCAGTATGCCTAATGCTTGCCCGTTGTCAACTAGGATTTTAGACTGACGCCGGACAGCACGTGACGCGGAACGAAGCAGAATTTACGTGCGAGTCGTCTTCCACGGATTGACCAAGCTGGCCGAACTCCACCATAAAAGCCTTGAAGTCGCTGATGGCCGCGCTCAAATCGGCGGCGGCGGTGTCGGTGGTGAGCGCGTCAAATACGGTGGCGCAGCGAAGTTCATGCTGCGCCGGGGTGCTATCGGATTTATTTGAGCGCACGCTCACAACCAGCTCGACTTGTTGAATCCCAGTGAACTGCAAACCCTGCGGCGGGCTGGCCGAGGTCGCCTCACAAATCGCGCACGGCAGCGTGATCGCGTCGGTGTCGAGTCCAGTGAACACGGCGAGGCCGGTTGACGAGGCGGCGGAAGCGATAACGGCGGCGGCGGCTCGCTCGACCTTGGCTTGTACAGAGGAGAAGGGCATGGCTATTTGGTTGAGTTTTTGGGCGGGATAAATTTGTTGGCCGTCTTTTGCAGCTTGTCGGAGATGTATTTGGCCATGTCTTGCGTCTCCTCGTTAAATGCGCGTTGAGTTGCTGCGACCATAAAAGCCTCAACTTTGGGCATTTTGCTTCGGTCTTTCGGAGTGGCGTTGTTTTCAATCTCAGCCGTTGGCGACAGGCTGTCTTGGGCGGGTTTAACGCGACCAACTGGACGCCCTTTGCGTCGTTCAACTGCTGAAGAACCGGCCAAACGGCGAATGGCTGGCAACCAGCCTGACCGGAAAAAGCCAGCCGAATTAACTCTAGCCGTCACAAACGCTTGCAAAAGTTCGTTTAGGTTTTTGCTTGTTTCTAATTTTCCAAGCCGCCGCAGTTGAGCAACCAAAATGGCCCGCGCACGCGAGTTCTTTTGCACCACCAGCTTTTTCTTTTTGGTTGGCTTGCCGCGCTTGCCAATCACTGCTTCGTAGGATGCGCCAAGCTCGGCAGCAATTTTGGCTCGGTCTGCTTTGGGTGTGGCGGCATACGCTTTGAACGCTACGCCCCCGGCCTTTTTGTTAATGGCTTCGGCCAAAGTCTTTGAAGTCAGCGTCACATATTGTTTTAACGCCTGGTCAAATTGACGGGTGTCAAAAGTTATGCTCATCGACAGCGGGAAGGCGTTTCCAAAGGCGGAAAAACAGGCAGCAAATTTGTCGCGCAGCTAATTTTCAGCCGGGTCAGAGCCAAATCCAGCGGACGCAATTCTCGGCGATTGGCAAATCGAATTCGCGCCTTTAACGCTGCCAGTGCTGCCGCCTCGCGTGCGTAAGTCATCGGTTCGTCGCCACGCATTTGAGTCTGGCTTCGGTGTTAATCTGGCTCAGGTCGATTTGCTCGACCCGATAGGAGCGCGAGCGATGCACCACAACGCTGCCTCGCGCTGGGGCTGGCGTGGGCAAATCCAAAACGCGAGCCGAGATCGTCACGTCGAAGTCGTCAAGAAACCCGCCCATGTCGTTTTTGCGGCCAGACGTGCGGAAGGTTACGGAACAAGGAATGGTGGCCGCGCCAAAGGTAAACGTCTCCCCAAGCTCGGCAAAGATGTAGCTCAGGTCGGCGTTTTGTTCACTGGCCAGGCTCATTTAATTTTGGTCTGCCCCGACGTTTGGGAGCAGTTACCGACGGCGCGTCTCCCACCACCGTTACCCGGCGTCGCCACGGCAGCGGCGCACGAAGCATCATGATCTCAACCTCGCCCGATAAACCGTTAGCGGCGAGGGCAGCGTCGTCGTGGAAAATCGCGTCTGCCGTTGGCGTTTGTTTCTTGTCGCCTAAAAAAAGGACGGCCAGCTTGCCGCTGCCGTCCCGTGCTATAGTTGCTGCAATTTTCATTCGGATGGTGTCGTTACGTTGCCCATCCCGGCCCAATGTCAGGCAGGGTTATTCAGAGACGATGCGCTTGATGTTGCCAGCGACGCCCACGGCCACGCCGTAGATGATGCCGACTTCCATGCGGTACTTGCGGTCATCCGCAGAATACCAGCGGCGGAACTGAAGCGAAAAACCAGACTCGGGATCGGTCACGGTCTCGATTTCGCCGGGGTAATTGGCAGGCGCGGCGGGCAAGCGGGTCGCAACCAGCAGACCTTGGTTAGTGCCGCACATACCGACGAGGTTTTCGGAGTTGCCGGGAATGTCCGTGTACTCGAAAACCGACAAGCCATGCACGCGAGGAATGCGGTTTTCCAAAATCACCGAGGGGCTACCGTAAGCGTAGGCTTGCTGCACCGAGGCGTCCTTGGCGAGGTTGGCGTAGTACGATGGGTTGATAAGCAAAAACCGGCCATCTTGAGGCACGTTGCCAGAGGTCAGCGTGGCGGCGAGGTCGGCGCAGTCATCGGCGTCAAACGTGCCAGCCGCGCCAGTGAAGCCTGCCGCGCCAAAGTTGGCGTTGGTCACTAGAGCTAGTGCGCTGTCAATGATCGCGTTGGCGATGCCGTTGACGGCGGGCTTGATGAAGACCTCGTTGAGGTTGACGCTGCTTTTGCTCCACTCGCTGTCGCTAAAAGCGATGCGCGTGCCTTTGTAGTTCGACAGGCTGATAGTCTTGGCCGTGGTGGTCGCGTCCTGGTCTGCCGCCGCCGCCGTGAAATCCTGCGCGGTGGTCGCGGTGGCAACGCGAGTCGTCACGCTCTCACCCTGCGTGGCAACGTCAGAGGAAAAGTCGGTTGCCATCACGCTGCGCAGAAGCGGAAGCTTGGGCAGCAAAACGTCGAGGGACTGGGCCGCAATCGCGGCTAGATTTACACCATTGAGTGAATTTGGCATAGGTCAGTAGGTTTTTGTTTTTTACACTGAAAAATGTTTGCGGTGTTTCAGAAAGATGGCCCGTTTTCCGGCAGCGTCGGCTTTCGCATAAGCGGCCAGAATGTCGGCTTGGTTAGATTCGGTGGCCGTGGCAACCTGCAACGGCTTGGCAAGGCCGACGGAAGCGACTTGCTGCACGGCCAATGCCGCTGCGCGGGTTTCGACCTCGGCTTGAAAATCGCGGGCGGCGGTCTGCGCCTCGGCCAGTTTGGTCGCCAACTCGTTCCGCTCCTGCATGAGTGCGGCTTTTTCAGCGGCCAGCGCGACCATCTGGCCTTGCAGGTCGGCCAAGGCTTTGTTGCCTTCGGTAACGGCTTGCGAGCGTTCACCCGCCTCGGCGAAAGCCTTTTCCAAACTTGCCTTCAGGCTGGCAATTTCTTGTAAAGCTGTCATAAGTTACGCTAAGACATACTATAAGCCTGCCTTATGTCAAGTCTGCAAGCATTATTTTTTTTGCCCCCGCCAAATCGACCACCACGGCGTCGCTTAACTTGGCAAACGCTGATTCGTAACCCAGAAAAGTCTGGCCTTGCATAGAGTCCTCGGACACGCCAGGCCGGTTGCTTAGAACGTGCGACTTGAAAATTGCCGCCAGACTGTCAACCCGCTGCTGGATGTTGCTGGCTTGTTCGTCGCTGAGTGCGGTTCCGGGCACGCCCGCGCCCTTGTACTTGCCGGATCGGAAAACGCGCACGGCTAAACCCATCATTGAAGCCATCGCGCTTTGGTCAGTGTGCGCGACATAAACTCCAATGCTGCCGACCTCGGCAGAGATTGTCGCGAAGATGGCTCGCGTTGGTGCAGCAAGCCAATAGGCGGCGGAACAGCACAGGCCAGCCGTGTAAGAGTAGATTGGTTTCTTCTGCGCGGCTTCGGCGATGTAGCTGCCAAGCTCCGGCGTGCCAGTGACAAATCCGCCAGGGCTGTCAAAGTTGAGCAGCACGGCCCGCACCTTGGGGTCGGCTAGAGCCGTCTCGATCTGCTCGCGGATTTTGCCCGTGTCAACGAAGCCAAACGCCGACGCAATCGCAGGGAGGCCAGTTGAGATTGTGCCTTTAATCGGCACGATTGCGATGCCGTCCTCGCCCACGGTCATTTGCGGCAGGCAGTCGCCGTAGATGTCGCAATCCTCGTCGTCGTCGTTGCTAAAAGAGTGCGGCACGCTTGCTTCAGAAACCTCGGCCACTTGCGCGGCCCAGCGTTTTGGGTCAATCAGCAAAACATCTTGCGAGGCGAGGGCAGCTTTCATTCGGATGGTTCGGGTTCAGTTATGGTTGACGGCGGGTTGGGGCTGCGTTGCTGCAAGAGCGACAGCGCGGCCTCGATGGTGACGCCGTGCCGAGCGGCGAGAGCTTTTGAGCGTGTGAGCAGGTCGTCGGCCTCGGCCTCCTGCTGGTCGCGCTCTTCCTCCCACCATTTGCCACGACGGGCGGCAATGTCTTTCATCGTCGTGAAGCCGAGCTTGTATTCCTCGCGGTCAACTTGGCTGGAATAGCCCTTGTCAGCGGTCATCTGTTCGGGCGTCTGGTGAGCAATTTTCCACCAGTCGGGATTCTCTGGCAGTTCGCCCTCTTTAATAGCCTTGGCGATGCGCCACGCATCAATGCGCCTCGCCATGTATTGAGCCACGCACTGATATTCTGCGATGGTGCGTTGCGCGACTTCCATGACCATACGGAGCGACGCCCCGCCAATTTTGGTCGCGTCGTAAGTTAGCTCCACGGGCCAGTTGATCGCTTGCAATCCGTCGCGGGTGATTCGCTCCCAAAACTCCTGCGTGTTCTGCGATGGCCGCGAGCTTTCAGGGAACTCAATCTTGCTGCCGCTGTTGGCTCGGAAGATTCGCATCGTCGCGCCGTCGGTGCGTTCCTCATAAACCGAGCCGCCGTTGGCTCCGCTGCCGCTGGTAACTTCGTCCGCATCTAAATCCAAGCTGCCTTCCTCGGTGTGTTCGACCACGGCGAAGCTCGCTTCCTTCTTCAGCGCGAGCCGCAGGAACTCGAATGCTTGTTTCCGGTCTTGCCAGTCGCGGATTCCCGCCGCGATTTGCGACGTGCCACGGGTTTGATCGGCAAAGTCTGGCCGATAATAAACCGCCAAATCTGCGGTGGAAACGTCGCGGGGCTGGCTGGCTCCGTCGTAAATCCGCCAGCCGATGACGCGGCCAAACGGGTTGAGGATGGCTCCATTGACTAGGAGGTTTCCGGCAAATGCCCCGTCTAACACTTCGCTGGCTTCGCCAACCGAGCCGATGCGGTGCGCGGGGATTAGTTGGATTTGCGGATATTCGGACGACTCGCTGTGCGTGAGCAGAACGCCCACGTCGCCGTCGCGGATAATGCTGATAATCCCAACGCGCAGGACGTTTCGCCAGTCGTACATTCCACCCGACACGGTGCAGACCTTGTGCCACTCGTAGAGCAGGCTTTCGGCTCTCTCGCCCCAATCGCCCTGTGGCCGTCCATAATATTGGGGAATAAACGCATCGCCAATGGCCGTCGCTGCAATGGTGATGATGGCGTTTTGCAGCGGCGCGACGTTCGCGTAGAGATACCGGCCCAGGCTCATCAACTCCCGGTGGCCACTGCCAGCGATGGAGTTGTAATCAGCAGCAGCATTCCACACGCGAGGCGTGCGCGAATCCCAACGAGCCGAATCGTACAGCGTGTTGCCACGGGCGGCAGGCCGTCCGTACGCGTCCAGAATGCGAAAGGGTTTTGCAGCCATGCTATCGGGAGTTAAACGTGCAAACGGCGCGCGTTACGTGTGCGCCGTAGGTGTCGGGATCAATCTTTCGCAGGGCGTACCGGCATTCCTCCAAAACCTCTTTTACTGGCATGGCAAATTGCTTGCCCGTCGCGGTGTTGCCGCTGCTCCAGGTCATCAAGGTTTTGCCTTCCGTCACCAAAGCTCGCGCCTGAGTGCGGATTTCCAAAACCTGCGCTGCCGTAAAGTCGGCAAAAATTCCAGAAGCCACGGGTTGACCATATATTAGCCGAACTTATTTTGCAAGCCCTTTGGATTAGCTGCGCTTTAATCGTAAAAAAAGGCGATTTACCTGTTGCAACGCAAGCGGCTTGCGCTATTGTTTAGCCATGAAAACGAACAACGCAACGCTGGATTCACTGATTAACTGGGTTCGCTACGAAATGGCGAACGAAACGCCCCGCACGGAAATCGTCAAGATGGTGGCTGAAAGCCTCAAGAAATCCATCGGCGAGAAAATGCCGGAAGATATGTCAATTCGGCTCGCCGAATACGGCATCACCCAAGCGGAAAAAGAAATCTGCCAACTCCAATGAGTGACACTGCGAAGCAATACCTCGCCGCAATCGAGCGGCGGGGCAGATGCCCGCAAAAACAACAAACCAAAAACATGAACACACACACACACACACCCGGCCCTTGGCTGGCAAACGACGACGGCCTGGTCTGGTCGGATCACAACTCGCTCGGCAAGCAAAACGTCATTGGCGCATTTACTCAGGCGGACGCCGCGCTTATCGCCAGCGCACCGGAATTGCTTGAGCTTTGCAAAACGGTTTTGCGCCGACTTGACCAAGAACACGGCGAGCGCATCGCAAAAGGCGAGTCGCGCCCCAGCTTTATCTGCGGAGCCATGCGCGGCGACCTTCGCGCTGCTATCGCCAAGGCGAAAGGAGGCGCGAAGTGAATTCGCTGGTTAAACAATATCTTGCGTTCATCGGCGCACGTGGCGGCAAGGCCGGGACGGGCAAGGCCAAGGCCAGGACAAGCGAACAAGCTCGCAAGGCCGCGCTCGCGGGCGTGGCCAAGCGGCGGGCTAAGGCGCAGGCTTTAGCTCATAATCCTTCGCCGCCGTCGGCAGAATCGCGCCCCGGCTGAACGCGCTGGCATCCATCGCCACTAGTGCCATCAGCAAGCAGTCGCCGTAGTGATTGTTGCCCGAGTCGCGCCAACGCCAGACGGTGTTGCCCCGGCTTCCCTTTTCAGGTTCGCGCCGTTCGTCTTGGATCTCTGCTATAAAGTCGCTGCCCACGTCGGCGGGCAGTTCAAAAAGCGGCCCCTTGCCTTTGAGTGCGAACAGGTAAAGCCGCCCCTTGTAGCTTTCGTTTGACCACTCAATTCTGGTCACGCCTTTTGTGGCTGCGCCCTTTGTGCCGATAAACGGATCAACCGAACTTACCCGAAACGGGCGGTGTACGATTCGTTTGCTTGCGTTCTTGTGAGCAAAACCGTCCTGTGCGCTGCCGCGCATAGCCAGCCAGTTCCAACGCACGCACTCGCGGAGGATTTCGGTCTGCCGGTTGCCGTCGGCAGAGTCGATGAACACGCCGCGATTGGCGACTCCTTTGGCCGTTTGCAAGGCGCGGAGGTCGTCAAAGTGCGATAGCCGCCCGTAGTCCACAACGCGAAGCTCGCCGCCCTCGCGCAGTTGGCAGAGGGTGAACCGCAAGTGATCTTTTTGCACGTCCACGGTGACAATGCGCGTGACCCGTCGCTGGTCGTTTGCTGGCCAAAATTCGCCGCGATTGTATTTGCCACAGAGTCTGCGGATTTCGTTCTCGTCCGCCACGTCGCCAATGAGCAGCCACGGTTCGCCAAGGGTTTCGCGCACGAAGCTTTTAAGCGGCTCCATCTCGCCGGATTCGGCGCGTTCTTTCGCTGCGAGGAATTCGCACACGATGTCGTCCCACTTGACCCAAAGGGAATACGCGGCCCACCAGTGGAAAGACTGGACGCCTGGCTCTGGCGTCGGGTTGCGATCATAACGCTCCAGGGTTTGCAGCAGCTTGAATTGCTCACTCTGGTAAATGTTTGCTTCGCACGACTCGCACTGATAGCGCAAGGTCTTTCTAAGCTCGGCCCAGTTCCAACGCCCGCTCGGGCGCGTGGTGTCGTTAGTGTCCCACACCAGCCCGCCCTTGTCTCTGGCTTCGGGAAAAACCACCGACTTCTCGCGGCCAAAGCGAAACGGCTGGCGGTGTCCACAGTGCGGGCAAGCCCAGTGAAAAAATGTCTGCGTGCCTTGTTCCCATTGCGCGTGAACGGTTTCGCCTGCGTTCATCGGCGTCGATATAACAACGGTCTTTGAGTGGCTGTATGATCGAACGCGCTTGCCGACCTTCTCAAAGCTGGACGGAGGCCAATCGCTAACTTCGTCGCAAACCAGCCAGCGCACGGGCGTTGACTTAAGTTTCGAGGGCGAGTTTGCCCCGCGAAAGTAGACTGGCATGGACGTGAACCGGACGAGGTTAAGCGTCTTGCCTGAGCGTTCGGCGGGCATTCGTGAAGCGACCTCCGGTATTCGCTCCAGCAATGGCATCAACCTCGCTTTTGTGAATTCGTCGCAAGCCTCCTCGCTGGCCATGACCCAGAACATCGGCCCAGGAGCTTCGCAGATTGCCCACGCAGCAAAGACCATCAGGGTCTGCGTCTTCCCCGCCTGAGCCGATACCATTAGGACGACTTTGCGCGTGCGGCGGTCTTGCAACGCATCAAAAACGGGTCGCACCATTGGCGAAACGTCGGTGCGGTATGGCCCCTCGATTTGGGAAAGGCCGGTCAAATCAATTTTGGCCTCGGCCCACTGCCACAGCGACAGTTCGGAAGGCGGGGTCAACCAGTCCGCCATCATGCCGTCTAATTTTTCGAGGCCGGTCATTTCGGTTTGGGAACGTGTGGCATACGCGAAATCTCCTTGAGCATCGCCCGCAGCCCGTCGTTGACCCGCCCCGCTACGAAGTCGCCCGGCTGGTTGTGGCAGATGGACGCCAGCCCGTCGCCAAAGTTGGCAAGCCTCGCGGTAAAGGCGGTCAGCACCGAGCCCATCGTTGCCGAGATGGTGTCCACGTCAATCAGCTTGCCCTCCTTTTCGTCGGCTTCCATCTCGGCCAGCCGGGCCAGCCGTGCTTTGGCTTCGCGTTCGCGGAGCTTGGCGGCTTCTAGCGTGCCGCTGACTTTTTTTGCCCGTAACGACTCGACGTAACCGCGCACGCTGTCTGGCATGGGCCAAAATCCGTGCCGAGTTCCGCGCTTGATCACGCCAGCGTCGGCAAGCCTTGAAATTGCGCGAGGAGATAAACCCAGCATCGCGGCCAAATCGTTGGTTCCTATCTCGTTGACAGGCATGGACATGGGTTTCTTGATCATGTTAGGGCCACATTCGGCGCGCATCGTTACCCATTGGTAGTTCTAGGCATAAATAGATTTCCTACCGGGGGTGGTGATGATGCAAAGTCGGCAGAGACGGAGACGCCATCAACGGTTTTGCAGGAGACTTTGTATTCGGCGTCGTCAACCCAACCATCTGCGCCAAATACAATCTTAGCCCTGGCTAGATCGTACACGTGAACCGATGGCAAACCCTCGGTCAATGATGCGTGAGGGCAGACCATTTCAAACGGCTCACACCTGTCTTGGATAAAACAAGCCAGCAAATCTTGTGCGGCAATTATTTCGCGGCAACTAACCAAGGCGTGTTCGTGTTTTCTGTTTTTTTTGTTCATAGATAGATGGCGCGATACGTTCCCCGCCTACCGCACCAAGGGGGTGGGTGAGGTGGGTGGGGTGGTTGCAGGGTGGTGCGATACATTGCGCGGGAGGGGTTGCAGACTGGTTCTTATTTCTCTATTTTATTTTATTTTATTGATACTATGCCAAAGTAGTCTGCAACCCCTCCCCCTTGTTTTGCACATCGACCCATGCTAACCCATGCTGACCCTGAGCTTTTGCAAGTCGTTGACACTGTATGCTTTGCAAATTTTTTTTGCGTGCGTTGCTTCATATCTCTTTGATTCCGTGTGGTTTGCAAATCTTTTATGGCGGAACAATCTGCCACATCCGTTTGGCGTGCCTAGCCGTGTCAAACCTCTTAACCCTTGATGATTGCTTGCTGGCAAGTCGGCTCAGGTACACGCCCGCCGCATTGTTCCACGACAGCAGCTTGTCGGCTTGCCGTGAGAACTGAAAGTCGTTGGAGGTCAACTCCCTTTGCAACTCCTCTGCCGATCCTTCCCATGCTCCCGCTGCTGGCGTAGTAAACAACAAAGCGTCAACGTAAGTCAGCAGTTGAACCTCTGGGGCCATGCCGTTGATCTCCTCGACCAAGCTAATGTGCTGCCAGGTTTTGACGCCAAACCGGTCTTTGCTTTTGATTTGATCAGGCATCTCCCATTGGTTGAGCCAGTAGAGATACGCTGGCAACTCCATTGACAGACGACGGCGAAACTCTGCCCGCTGCTCGCCTGTCTCCGCTGGCATCGGCATTTGTGACCACCGGCACAAGAACAGGCTCACCTTGTCCGCAATCGAATCGTCCAGCGGCGGCAAGGTCATCAGGTTCTCCGGTTCGTCGTTAAGGGAAATTGTGACGCGCCAGAACGGTTGCAGGATAATCGCCTCGCGCCCTTTGCCGTGCATCCGCTGGTCTGGGTTGACCGTGATCTCCTTCAATCGACAACCGAAATCCCGGCGAGCGGCCAGCGTGGTGAGCGGCTGATCGTCTTCCATCATTAGATGTTCGCCGTGGAACAAATCAGAATTGAACGGCGTCATCCCGCTCATGTACTGGTACGGCCTGCCCTTCCTGCCGCCCAAAATCTCGGTGATGAGTTCTTGCAACAGGCTTTTGCCGCACCCGCGAGGGCCAGCCAGCACAAGTGCCTGCCCCGGTTGATGCTTGCGCGTGCTTAAGGCAGTGTACGCAACCTTCATCCACCCGTGGAAATAGTCGCGCTGGTCAATTTCTTCGTGCAAAAACAACCCGGCCAGCAACGAACCAATGAGCGGCCAGTCGCCCGGTGCAGGCTCTATGAGCTTGGGCGGCGTGGTGACAAGTATCCGGTTGCCATTGCAATAGATAATTCCCGGCCAATAGCCCGCAAGCGGCCCCGCATAAGACACGTAGCTGGTTTCGTTGATCTGGCAAATGCGGCGATCCATGGGCGACAAGGGCGCACCCTCTGGCCGCTTGGAACTGTAACCATCGAGCGACAACCGCCGGTAAAGCTGCGTCAGGTTGCAGCGCATCCAGCTATCGTCGTTGAAGTAGTAGTAACAATCTTTTTGGGGATCGTGGTAGATTTCCCTTGTTATGCCGCCCCCGGCAGCAATTTCGCCGGACATAACGGCAGCGGCTTGGCCCACACGGTTGATAATCTTTGGCATATTAAACAGGCATGATTTTGAAACTTGTGAACGGCCCCATCCGGTTCCACTCGTCCAGGTCTTTAGGCCAAGTGCCGTCGGCTCGTCGGTCATCGGAGAAATCGGCAATCTTAACGCTGGCGGCAAAAGGTTCCAGTTGCTCGCCCCACTTGGTTGCGCCCTTGAAGCCGGTCTTTTCAGCGTGAGCAAAAATGCAGACCCGTTTGCCAGCAAACAACGGCAAGGCGGAAGGGTCAATCGACGGCGAGGCAGACAGCATTGCCACGGGCGCACACGATACGTCGGTCTTCGTGTAATGACTGGCCTGCTCCCACAATATGACTTGGTGAGCCACCAGAAAGTCCGGCAACCCTTCCACCAACGCTATCGCGGGAAATTCTTTGGCCTCTGGCAATCCTAGCGGCCAGCTTTTTTGACTCCCCTTGACGCTGTGACTTTTGCGCTCAGGCAGCGGCCCCATTTTGGGAAACTTCTCGTTGTCAACCCGCCGAACCTCTAGCACCCGCCCGCTGGCGTCGGTTACGCCGTAGCACTTCCAATCTCGCCAGCGACCCGTCACCAAGACACCCCGGCTTGCGGCCCACCTTAAACCCTCAATGCCGCCGATCTCTCGGTAGAACAGAATCTCTTGCAAATCCTTTTGCGAAGCTGCGCTAAAGCCTTCCAGCGAGGGCGGATGCCTTTCCACTGGCGGCGACGGCTTGTACTCAACGACAGGAGCAACCGGGCGCGGCAGGATTATTTCGTTGCCCTTGTGTAACAAGTTGCCGCGCTCACCCGGCCACTTGGCCACCGTCTCCAGCAATCGCAGCAACTCCTTCTCCTGCCACGGCGGAACGCACGTTGCATTCCACTGGCGAAAGACTCCCAAGGCAACTTGTGGCTCTAGGTCAAAACCCATAACAACCGCTTTAGCCAGTCGCGCCGTCGTGCCGTTGCCATCCTGACCTTGAATCGCAGGCCCGCACTTGGCGAGATAGCTTGCCGCTTGATCCGCCGCCGTGCGTTCGGTTGTGCGTATGAGTTTCATGGTCTTTGAGATTTGCAGGCCTCAATCCGCTCACAAGCGGTTTGAAAATGGGCGGGGTCGCGCTCGATGCCGATGAAGTTGAAGCCCTCGCGCAGCGCGGCAATGCCCGTGCTGCCGCTGCCCATGAACGGGTCAAGGACGATGCCGCCGGGCCGCGTGACTAACCGCACAAGGTAGCGCATGAGCGCGATGGGCTTGACGGTCGGGTGCGGGTTGCGCCAGCTTTCCTCGCCGACGCCAAACAGCGGAAGCGCGGACTTGGTATGGTTGCCACGGTCTTCGCCCGACGCCTTCGCCGTGTAGAAGAATCGGGCGGCAGAACCGGAGTCGCCGTAGCCGACTGCTTCCCATTCCCTACCAGGTGTGAAACTCCCGCCTCGCTCCTTCCATGCGGTTGTTTCTGCTCTTTTGTATTTCTGCGGCCCCTTTGCGCTCGTCGCTGTCTGCGGAAACAACCCCACCACCTCGTCGCTGCCGTCGTGGATGAGGTTGGCGGGCCAGCGGCCTTTCTTCCAATCATCCGTGACGCTTCCAGTCATCCCGCTGGTGTTTTTCCATCCTTTGCTTTCATATTGCGGTCTGCCCGTAATCTCCCCGCTCGCATCCACCCTGCACCCATCCACGTTGATCGCCCCCGTGCCGTGCCGCAGCACATTCTCCGCAACCGTGCCGACTAGCGGCTTGCGTGCGACGGTGATTGGCTCTAGCGCGGGCTTCAGCGCAGTCCCCCACCCGGCCCACTGCTTCGCGGCGTCGGTCGCGGGCGCGGTAATGTTGCGGTCTGCAAACTTCGTCCCGCCGTCCATGTCCCACCCACTCATGGCGTTCTTTTGCACCCCCACCACCTCGCGCTCGGCCCATGCGTCGCCCGGTTGGCCCTTGCGCCCGTTCAGCCGCCACACCTCGGCGTCCATCCTGTCGTCGAATCCGACCTGCGCCTTTAACCACAGCCATCGCTCCCATGTTGGAATCACGGCATAATCCGCGTTGCGCTCTGTCCATGACTGAATCGGCTGGTTGGCAACGCCAAGAGCATCACACAACTGCCGCCGAGTGACACCTAGCGCATCCATTTGATCCGCCACCCATGCTGTCACTGCAACGCGGGGCGCGGCGTCCTCTTTTCGCATCCTGTCGATAGCCTTATCGACTGCCAAACTTTTGGGAAATCCCGAGCCATACACCCACGCGATCATGTCGCGGATCTCAAACCCGGCGTCTTCGATGTTCACCGCCATCCGGTGTTGTGTCCGTGTCCCGGCGAAGCTCAACAGGTGCGCCCCCGGCTTGGCCGCCGCCAGCACCAGCCGCCAAAGCTCAACGCTTGGCACGTCGTAATCCCAAGCCTTGCCCATGAACCGCAGGCCATACGGCGGGTCAGTCACCACGGCATCCACCGGCGCAAGCGTCGGCAGCACGTCCGCGCTGTCGCCGTGGTAGAGCGTGCATAGCGCGTTGCCGTGCCTAATGATGACGGGTTGGTTGGACATTATGCCTGCCGCCTTCTCGACCATTGACCCACCCGCCCCAAGCCAGGTCGCCAGCCGTTGCGGACGGCCCGATCAATCTTGGCAACGATCTTGCGAAGCTGTTTGCGGGTCATAAAAAAGGCTCCGCACCGGCCATTACCGGGCGGAGTTTTGGCGGCTGTTTCCATACAGCAGCCTCGCAGCCACTGGACGCATTATGCGCAACCGTCAAAGTCTCTGGGCCGCAATCAGGGCAAATCGTGTAGCTGACTCGGCAAGCCACCGGCAGGGCTATTTCGCTTTCCTTTCGCCATTGGCGATCTATGCAGCGGATCCGTCGGCAGCGCGGGCATTGCGTGGCCATCAGATCAGGCAGCGTCGGGTTGGCATTGCGTGGCCATCAGATCAGGCAGCGTCGGGTTGGTGATCCGTCCGCGCTCAATCCCGCACTGCTGGTCGGTCACGCCATCGGCGCGTAACCAAAAGAAAAACAGCGTCAGCAGCAGCCCGCCGATGACTGCAATTAAGGTTTGGTCGCTCATAAAACTGCTTCTTGGAATTTCAACGCTCGCGGGCAGACGGAGAGATAAGTCGGACTAGCCTTGAGCCATAAGCCTTCCAGCGACTTAACCCGACTTAGGGCGACGTATGCCTGCCCCGGCTCCAAAGCTGCGCGAATGTCGATGTAAGCCCCCGGTAGAGTCGTCCCTTGCGACTTGTGGATGGTCATTGCGTAAGCCACGCGCAACGGGATTTGCCACATCTTTTCAGAATTCCGAGCGCGTGGGTTAAGCTCCCATTCGTAGTCGTTCGCCAAAATTGTCTCCCCCTCATCCGTGGCCACGGTCACGCTGTTCGCGGTCATGCCGTCAACCCAGCCCGTCGTGCCGTTGACAAATCGCCCCTCGCTATCGTTGGCGGTAAACATCACCCGCGCCCCCAAACGCAACGCCAGACGCATCGGCGTGATGCTGTTTTTCTTAAACCATGCCCGCACTTTTTCGTTGTTTGTCGAAAACGTGGCCTCGTAAACAAACTCTGGCAGCGACAAGTCGTCCAGCATGGCAAAATTAACCCGGTCAACATCGCGGTTGTGCGTGCATAGGCGCGTCAACCTAGCGGGCGGAAACATCTTGACGCATTGCTCCAGGGTTTTGCTTGACCGAGCCGAAAGCCGCCCCCGCCGCACGTCGCTTAGGGTTTCCAGATACTTGAGGTCGGTTTGCCGCCAGATTTTTTGCAAGCGCACCGTGGTAAAATTTGCCTCCGTCCAAGATTGGCTCTCAAACGCCCAATCATACGGCTGCTGATCTCGGCGCACGGGCGGCAACTGCAAGAAGTCGCCAGTGGCGATTACTTGTATGCCACCAAAAGGCCGGTCATCGTCGCGGCAAAACTGCAGCCAGAAATTGATGAAATCCAAAACCCTCCCCGGCAGCATGGACACCTCGTCGATAACAAGCGTGCGGCATTCGCGGATCCGTTGCCTAGCGTTCCGTGTATAAGCTGCCGGGATTTTGCAAAGATACTTGGCAAAATCCAAAAACGATTCGTCGGGTTCGGGGCCAATCCCAATCCCAGCCCAGCGGTGAATGGTCATGCCGCCGACGTTGAGCGCAGCGATTCCGGTGGGCGCTACCACGTCAGCGTCACGACCTTCCCTTGCCATCCATTCGCGCAATACCGTGGATTTGCCCGTGCCTGCCTGTCCGGTCAGGAACACGTTTTTTCCGGCTGTTGCTAATGCGGCAAAGTCGCTCATGCCAAAACTAATCCCAAGGTAACGTGGGTGCGCTTTTGGATTAAGGGAAGGTAGCCGCCATTGAGTTCACAAAGAGTGGCGTTGCGGCCAAGCTCCAGCGCGACGGCTCCCGTTGTCCCGCTGCCGCCGAACGGGTCAAGGACGGTGCAGTGGATGGGTTCGCCCGCGTTGCACTCGCAGCCCGGTTGCCAGCCTACGGTGCGGGATGGCTCGGCATCGCCGCCGAGGTTCTTCTTACTCCCGCGTGGTTCAGATTGAGGCGATGAATATGCCTTTGCGGTGTAAGTCTCCCCAGTATCGCGCTTGCCATTGTAGGTGCTAGACTTCTCCACCACCCGCTCCCAAGGCGTGAGGCACTTTGGGCAGCAGCCCCGCGCACTCGTCCCGGCGAGGATGGCGCGGCGCGGGATCTCGGTCGGGAACGTCGCAAAGTGCGCCTCGCTGTAAGGCTCAGGGCCAAGCGACCAGACGTTGCGCTGGTTGCGAAATGATGGGCGAACATAAGCCGCGCCCTTTTCTGGTATCTGATTTCCAGACGGCTTCACCCCTGCTCCTATCGCCTGACAACCAGAAAACCCGCCCACATCGCCAGCAGTATCGGCAGGCTCCTTCACCGCCTCTGCGTCATAGAAATACCGTTGGCTTTTCGCCAGCAGGAATATCGGCTCCCATGAGTTCGTCGGGCGGTCGGTCACGCTCTCGGGCATACAGGACTTCTTGTGCCACACGATGCAACTGCGCCAATACCAGCCGTCCGCCTGCAACGCCAGCACCACACGCCACGGAATGCCGCACAAGTCTTTGGGTTTGCTCCCGGCAAATACAGGTGGACGCATGGCGGTGCCGTTAAGGTATTCCTGTTTGCCGCTGGCCGCATCGCCTGACTGGTCGCGCACGGTTGGGCCTCGGACAGTCTGCACGACTTGGGTTGTCCGTCCGCCAGAGGAGTAGCTATCACCAAGATTCAGCCACAGCGTCCCGCTATCGTGCAGGCATCGGCGCACTTCGCGGAACACCTCGACCATCGTCGCCACGAATTGCTCAGGCGTTTTCTCTTGGCCTATCTCCCGCGCCTTGTCGGGATGGTCTTTCGGCAGGTAGGAGCGCAAGCCCCAGTACGGCGGCGACGTGACGCAGCAATGCACCGAGCCGTCCGGCACTTGGCACAGCACGTCACGGCAGTCGCCGTGCAGGGTTTGAACTCTTGGCGGCATTTCTTTTAACGCAAAAGGCGACCCGCCAGCGCAGCCGTGAGCGACAAGTCTTTAATCAGATACTCCGTGGCAGCGGCTCGGTCTGTTTGCCACAGGCGGGCAAAATCCGCGCCACTGCCGCTTTTCTCGCCCAGACCGAGGGCGCGGCAAATGCTGTCCAAGCTGCCCGACGCTTGCCGATCTCCCATCTGCCACACGTCGCGCAAATCAAGCAGCCAATCAGACCAGTACCGGCCCTGCCTGATTGTTGATGGCACAGGAACCCCGTTGGCCCAAGACCGGCGCACCAAAAAGGGCAGGTCAAAGGTAAAGATGTTGAAGCCAACAAACGTCGGACGGCGCGTGCCGCCTGCGGTGCGGAAATAATCCCACACCGAGGCGAGCAACGCAGCCTCGTCGTCATCGCTTATTATTTCCGCTGCCTGACTAAAATCCGGCATGAATCCCACGGCTAAAACCCGACCCGTGAGCGCAGACAGCGCGGCGTCCTCTTTCCATTTGACCTTTTTCCTGGCAATGTCCGCCGCAATTTTGTCTGGATCTTTAAGGTTGGCCGCTGGCTCAAATTCGGGCATGAGCGCAACCAGCGTTGCGTCTGGCAGCGGCCCCGTCTCGATGTCAAATACGCACGTGAGCATTAGAATGGCGCGTTGTCGCTTTGCTTGTCCAAAGCGAGTTCGATTGCCTTCATCAACCGTTGGTCGTCTGCCGATGGCTTGGAATTTTCCTTGGCCGTTGGCAACCAATGTGTGACCAAGCCTTGCAGATGTTCCGGCGTTAAATCGCGCAACGCCTGACCCTTGCACTTGCCTACGTGAACCTTGATGTCGCCATAGTTGCTGCCCGTGACGGCATCGGCTGGGCCTGCCTTGCGCTCGGCAACCGGCTCCTCCGTTGCCTTGTCCTCGGGCCTGACCGCACGCAGCCGGATTCCTCCCTTTAGCTGGCCTGCATAGCTGATGGTCGGGTCTTGAAAAGCCACCATCTGCTTGCCTTGCCAGTCGTCTGTGTCGTCGCTTTTCAAAAGCTTCGCGGCCAGTTCGGTGTTGATGCGATTTAGCACCAGCGGCTTGGCCCACTCCTCCTCGAAGTGCATGACCCATTTCATGTCGCGGGGTTGGTTTTCCGGCGCGACGTTTTGCTGGTCGACGGTTTGCACGGTTAAAATCCGGCCCGCCTCGCCCAATTCGTGCTGGGTAAGGAACCGGCTATTCTTCATTTCTCCTATCTTTGGCATACTATGTTTTTCCTTTTTTTGCCGAAGTTTTCAGTCGGCTTGCTGTTCCGGCTCAGTGCCAGAAAGTGTCATGCGTCTCGCTAGGTGATTGGCTTGTGTGATGATTTCTCTCGCGCACCAGCACGCGCACTGCTCAACCCACAAGGCCGCTGACTCAGCGTTGTGGGCAAAAACCACCGTCAACTCGTAGCGAACCTCCAGCGCAGCCAAGGTCGCCATGACGCATTCCGGTTCGATCCGGCTGCGGTATTGGTGCGCGTTGATCTCGTCAGGGTTGCCCACCACCAGCAGCCGTTTGAATCGAAAGCCGCGCATCCGGTGTAGCTCGCGCTCAAATCGATTTCGCTCGACGCCAACGCAACAGGCCACCAAGTCGGCCACGCTTTTGCGCTCCACGCACATAAAGGTTTCGCCGCCCGCGAAGCTGTAATCGCCCGTGCTGAGTGAGCCGGTTTCCGACTCCAGGCGCGTAAACACGAGCGGCAGTTGTTCGCGGGTGTCCACTACGATGCGCGGCATCCGCCCGCTTAAATCCGGCAACTTGGTCTTGAGCGGTTGCAGCGCGGGCAGCTTCACTTTGTGCCTCCTTGCGCTTGGTATTGCGCGAGTAAGCTGGGCAAATG